TGAGCACAATTTACAGCAGACTTTCATATGGGACGGGAACCGCGTTGACTGGCTGCGGTGTCTCTGCAAAGGCCCATGCCGAAATAACTAAAGAGGTATCGTGGATGCTGGCCGACAAAGTGGCAGGACTCGGTTTAAGTGACTGGGCGATTATTGTCGGTATCGCATGCACCGTCATAACCTGCGGCGTGAATTGGTATTACCGACGAAAAGAGCGGGAGGACCGTCTTAATGGCTATGTCAACAAAGCTGAGGAATAGCGTTATTGCGGCGGTACCGCTTGGCGCTATCGCTATCGCTTCCGCGCTTATCACTGGCCCGACCGGTAATGATGGTCTGGAGGGTGTGCGCTATCAGCCTTATCAGGATGTGGTAAATAAGTGGACAGTCTGTTACGGGCATACAGGGCGCGACATCATGCTCGGGAAAACATACACAGAGGCTGAGTGCCGCATTCTTCTCAGAAAAGACCTGAATACTGTGGCGCGCCAGATTGACCCCTACATCAAAGTCCCAATCCCGGCAACAATGCGCGGGGCGCTTTATTCGTTCGCGTACAACGTCGGCGCTGGCAACTTCAAAACCTCTACGCTGTTACGCAAAATCAACCTGGGTGATACGAAAGGCGCATGCGATCAACTGCGAGTCTGGATTTACGCCGGGAAGAAAAAGTTGGTAGGGCTGATGACACGCCGTGAGATTGAGCGTGAGGTGTGTATGTGGGGGCAGGAATGAGCAGGTTAACCACAATAATCATCGCTGTGGTCATCTGCGTCATCGCGTCGCTTGGTTGGGCGGTTAACCACTATCGCGACAACGCCATCACCTACAAAGACCAGCGAGATAAAGCCACTGAAAAGCTGACCCTGGCTAACGCTACGATCAAAGACATGGAGGCTCGCCAGCGAGTTGTTGCTGAGCTGGATGCCAAATACACTAAGGACTTAGCTGATGCGAAAAAGCAGCTTGATGATTTGCAGCGTTGCGTTAGCGCTGGCAAGTGTGGGTTGCACGTCAATGCCAGATGTCCCACGAACGGAGCGACCAGCACCGGCAGCATGGGCGATGCTTCCCCCCCCCGACTTACTGACTCCGCTGAACGGGATTATTTCACCCTCAGAGAGCGAATCACCATCATTACCGGGCAAGTGAGCTACCTGCAGGATTATATCCGCACACTATGCCTGAATTAGCCTATTGCAAAAAAAAAGCCCCAGGAGCAAAGAATGGGGCAAGTATCAACACACAAATAACAGGGCACCAACATAACAAATAACTATTGTTAGTGTGGGTTTTAATCATTAACTGGCCTACTTTTCAGAATTTTCATTTTTAATTAAGCCTACAGACCAAAGCCTCGCATTAGCGGGGCTCTTTAACATTAAGTGAGTAAATCATGGAAAAACCACAAAACGATAGTGCAATCCTGCCTGTAGCAAAAGACTTTAAATTCTGCCTGGGTCAACTGGTGAACCTGCGCATTAGTGATGAGTTCGGCGAGGTACAGGCCCGCTCACAGCACGTAACTGGTGAGAATCAGTATTACGTTTATTACCAGGCTGCGAACAAATGCGCCACTGAGCGCTGGTATTCCGAATCCCAACTGGTAGCGGTTGAGGACGATCGCTCACCGGGTATGCCGGTCTTTGGCTGCGTTGAGTTGCCCGAGGGCGCTGTAGTCGAAGAATAACGCATTACAGCAGGCATTCACTGAGTGCCTGCGATAATGATGCTGGTGAGGATTCACGAATGCCAACTCTTAAAGACTTGTCTCAACAGCTGAAACAAGTTCAGAAACAGATACCGTTTGCCACTGCTCAGGCGATGACAAAAGTTGTACGCCAGATAGAGGTGGCTCAGAAGACGGCATTCGAACGACATCTGGAGAGCCCCACGCCGTTTACAGTTAAGTCAGTTGGCTCAGTGGCGGCAAGAAAGAACAATCTTACCGCGAAAGTTTTTGTCCGTGATACCGCGGCTGGTTATCTGGAACCATTCGAGTTTGGCGGAGAGCACAAGCTCAATAGCCAGGCTCTATTAAATCCCAAGAACGTTAAGCTAAACAAATACGGCAACATGCCGCGTAATAAGCTCTCACAGCTTAAAGCAAAGGAAAATGTATTCGTAGGTGAGGTTGATGGCGTTAACGCTGTCTGGCAGCGTAAGAAGCCAATGAAAGCTAAGAAGCGACGGGCCAAACGTTCCGCTAACGGGACGCGAAGACCGAAACGCAAACAGCGTTCTCCAAAGCTTTTGATCCGGTTTGGTGATGCGCTACCTGTGACTCCAGTGCTGGGGTATATGGATAGGTCCCATACCATGGCGAACGCACTGCTACCGTCTGCTTTAAATCAGGCGATAGCAGAAGCCATCAGGACGGCAAAATAAAAGCAGTAACTTATAAGCTAATTTCGCAAGCTTTTATGAAGCTGTTTACTGCAGTTGTCGATCCAGAAACATTGGCTGACATGGAATGCTGGTTTCCGCCATCCTTTGTTTGCACACCAACTAACACTTTGGATTTCGCCCCCTGAAGCTGCTTAAGCACTGTTTTTAGTTGGTCCGTGTCATCCGATTGAATCTGGAGGCTCTGAACATTACGTCTTGAAAGGGTAGCATCGAGCTTCACTGCGGTATTCCCGTCGACCTTCATTATCAGGTCCATTGGTACCTCTGATAGTGATTCGGTGCTTTTATCCATTTCAACGTATGCCGCCGATAGCTTTTCTTTAGTGCAGTCAAACACAATGGCGCCATTGTCGGATGAAACTTCGCCAAGCATCATTGCTTTCTTACCACCAGAGAAAAGGTCATCTTCAGTATTAGTCACCCACTGGGCATGAGCAATTGGTGATGCCAGCACTGCGGCTTCGAAAGTTATTTTGATTATATTGTTACCCATTACATTCTCCTTGTATTGAATAGGAATAATCATAGTCGGAGCGAATGGTCGAAGCCATTAAAAAAATGGGTCCTTCCTGAGACTTTTGTAAGGTACGGGCATTGCGCGCCGCGTTGTTTTCCTAGCTACAAAATTTGAATTTGTGTCCCATGTCCCATCATGGATGATCGTCAGGCATACCGCGCCAGCGCTGGCTATTCCTGTTTATTCCAGTGGGACATTTATGTGGGGCATTTGAAAAATGTCCCAGGCGAATGTCCCAACCACAAAATGTCCCAGGTGATGTCCCATGACAACGATGAATCAGAGCCAGTACGCACAACACTCGGGGGTTGACCGTAAGACCATCGGGCGCTGGATAAAAGCTGGTCGTTTCATCGTGATGGATGGTGACCTGATTGATGTTGAAGCCAGCGATGCAGCGCTAAAGAAAAATCGTGATGGTAAAGACCCGCGAGCTACGAACGCGAGAAAAAAGAAAACACCAGCCGCCAGTAATGATGGCGGTACTGAAATTGAGAAAGCGGCCCAGCAAATAATTCTTACCGAAGGTGCAAACCTGACCAGGGAAGAGGCTGCAAGGGTACGTGAAAACTATATGGCCCTGCTGGCAAAGCTTCAGTATGAAAAAGACAGCGGCCAAACAATTGAATTGGTCGCCGCCGAGGAGGTTCTTTTCAACGCCTTTCGCCAACAGCGTGATGCCTGGCTGAACTGGCCTTCCCGAGTGGCACCGTTGATGGCTGCTGATCTGGATGTGCCAGCGGACAGGATGACAGAGGTGCTGATTGAAAATGTCCACAAACATATCTCAGTCCTCGGAGAGCCAGAATTTAACCCAGCGGAAGATTGAGCGACTTAGGCTTAGTGTCCGGAAAGGATGGACTCCGCCACCGAGAATTAGCGTTGCTCAGTGGGCGGACGATTTCCGCAAACTAGCGAAAGAGGCAGGCAGTACTTCCGGCAACTGGGAAACCTCTACGGTTGAAATTGCGCGTGGGCCAATGCTGGCGGCAACCGAATCTGGCGTTCACGTCATAACGGTTATGTGCTGTACCCAGTTGATGAAAACCGCGTTGCTGGAAAACCTGTTTGGTTATTTTGCCCATCTTGACCCGTGTCCAATGCTTCTGCTGCAACCGAAAGAAGAAGCTGCTGAGCAGTTTTCGAAAGAGCGCATCACCCCACTGGTTAGAGTGACACCAGTACTGCGTAAAATTATTGGTGATTCAAAGCAAAAGAGCTCTAAAGAAACCATTCTCTACAAATCGTTTACTGGCGGCTTTCTTGCACTGGCTGGTGCAGGTAGCCCGGATAACCTTGCTCGTCGTCCTATACGTATTCTTTTGGCGGATGAGGTAGATAAGTATCCGATTACCCGTGAAGGTGATCCTATCGCCTTGGCGGAAGAACGAACTGCTACTTTTGGCCTTACCTGGTTGTCTGTCAGAGCTTGCTCTCCCACGGTTGAGGATGAAAGCCGTATAGCGGATAGCTATGCAGATTCTGACCAGCGCCGGGCCTCTGTTGTTTGTCCGCACTGTGGCCATCGACAATTTCCGGATTTCTTTAAGCACGTTCAATGGCCGAAAGACGGGGATAAGCATCTGACTAAGTCAGCCATGCTGTACTGTGAATGTTGTGGGGCTGGTTGGTCAGAGGGGGAACGGTTAAGAGCATTACAAACTATCCGATGGCACCAGACCCGTCCGTTTGAGTGCTGCGGCAATCGTCATTCGCCGTTGATGGACTATGACGCGGCCTGGCGAATTGTGGATGAGGGCAGTGTCGATAAAATATGGCGCTGGTCTGAATCCGAGCGTCACGCCGTCTATCGTGCGACGTGCCCGGATTGTGGGCGTGAAGCAGTTGATAACCATCACGCCGGATACCAGGCGTCAAAATTGTTTAGCCCCTGGCAGAAAGATAAACCATCTGATATCGCTGAGAAGTACATCAAAGCGAAAGGGGACCCGGACAAAGAGCAAGCCTGGTGGAATACCCAAATGGGGCTACCTCACAGGCCAAATCACGGTAAGCAGCTTCCGGTAGATATTCTTCTATCTCGACGTGAGGTTTTCCCAGCAAAAGTTCCGGATGGCGTTGCATTGCTGACGGCTGGAATTGATACCCAGGACGATCGCTTTGAGATTGAAGTAATTGGCTGGGGGAAAAACGAAGAGTCCTGGTCCGTTTCCCATGATGTTATCTATGGCGATCTCGAAACTGATGAACCATGGCGGCGGCTTGATGCATACCTTAAACAAGTATGGCGTAGGGCTGATGGTAGGGGACTAACAATCATGGCGGCTTGTCATGACTCCGGCGGTCACCATACTCAGAAGGTTTACGAGTTTGCAAAAGAACGACTCGGTCGCCGTATTTGGGCAATTAAAGGGGAATCGGCACAGAGCGGGAAACGAAACCCAGTCTGGCCGACAAAAAGGCCATCATCGAAAAGCAAGGCGCAATTCAGGCCAATCATTCTGGGTGTTAACTCTGCGAAGGATGCAATTCGTGGGCGACTGCACCTTGAACCGCCAGCGCCTGGTATGCCTGCAGCTGGATATATGCATTTCCCGGAGGATCGGGATATTGGTTACTTCAACCAACTACTTGCTGAGCGACTCGTATACAAGGTGGTTGCTGGACAGCGCTTCAGCGTTTGGGAAGCTATTCCTGGTAGGGCGAATGAAGCGCTGGATTGCCGCGTTTATGGTTACGCCGCGCTCTGTGGGCTTATGCATATGGGGCTGAAGCTGAACGTTCGGGCAGCAAATCTGGAAGCCGACCCCGATAAATTCCTGCCTGCTCCTACTAAGCAGGAAGAACAGATCAGCTACGAGCTACCCGGAGTTGTCATTGAAGAAGCTGCACCGGTTAAGCGTAAGCGAATGTCACAACTTCTGCCGAAATAAGGAAAATTATGTTTAACCGGAACACCAGTCTGTTGGCTGGCGCGATGACTGATGCACAGCTTAGAGATGCGCTTGCAAAAGCTCAGCAGGCTTACATTGAATTAGCAACCGGGAGCCACGGTGTTTCGTTTTCCTATTCTCAGGGGGACGGGACACGCTCCGTATCCTACCAGCAAAGTTCGCTGGCAGATTTGCTGGCTCTGATCCAGCTCCTGCAGGCGCAATTGGGGATTATCTCGCGTCCCCGGAAGCCAGCGAGGTTTAGATTCTGATGAATAAAGTACAGATTTTGGGCCCGGATGGGCAACCTATGCGCCCAAGTCGGCCATCGATGCTGGTGGGCGGAAGCCGCGTACCTTATGACGCAGCTGATTCATTCAGTGATCAGTTGGCAAATTGGCAGCCTGCTCTGTGGTCTCCTGATAACGAGATCAACATTTATCGGGATCGCATTGTTTCCCGCGCTCGCGATTTAGTCCGCAACGATGGTTGGGCAAACGGTGCTGTGACCCGGTTGCTGGATAACGCTGTTGGTGCAAATTTCCGACCCATTATGAAGCCTGACTATCGGGTTCTCAGAATGATTACGGGAAATAAGGCGTTTGACTCATCCTGGGCAGAGGAATATGGGAAAGCACTGGATGGACACTGGCGAACATGGAGTAACGATACCGGGCGTTATTGCGACGTAGAACGGAAGTTAACTGTTTCACAGATGCTGCGGTTGGGCTTTCGTCACAAGCTTATCGATGGCGATGCTCTGGCTATTCTGCAATACCGAACCGATCGGCTTGGTCGTGGGAGAGGTCGTTACGCCACCACAGTTCAGATCGTAGACCCTGATCGCCTCAGCAATCCTCAGCAGAATTTTGACATGCCCAACGTTCGCGGCGGTGTTGAAATTGATAATGACGGTGCACCAGTGGCATATCACATCAGGGAAGCCCATATGGGGGACTGGTGGAGCGGTGCTAAAACGATGACTTGGCAGCGCATCCCGCGCGAAACTGCATGGGGTAGACCGCACGTAGTTCATGATTTTGACCATGAGCGTGGTGCTCAGCATCGTGGTAATGGCATTTTGACTCCAGTGATCCAGCGTCTGAAAATGCTGGTCAAATATGACCAGAGTGAATTGGAAGCGGCAATTCTTAACGCCATTTTTGCAGCTTATATTGAGTCGCCATATGACCCAGCGATGGTTCAGTCAGCGTTAGGCGAAAATTATGATGAGTCAGAAATTGGCGCATATCAGGACGGGCGGGTTGAGTTCCATAACGACCGTCGGCTGACACTTCAGAATGGTGCTCGAATGCCCATTCTTTATCCTGGTGAGAAAATCACAACGGTGAACGCTGCCCGGCCTTACAGTAACTTTGAAGTATTTGAGTCGGCGGTTCTCCGTAATTTTTCATCTGGTACTGGGCTATCTCCGCAGCAGGTTACGCAGGATTGGTCCGATGTTAACTACAGTTCTGCTCGTTCTTCGTTGCTTGAAGCCTGGAAAACACTAACTCGCCGTCGGGATGATTTCTCGACAGGGTTTGCTCAACCTATTCTCACCGCTTTTGTTGAAGAAGTTCACGACAATGAGGATTTACCTCTGCCTGCAGGTGCACCGGATTTCGTTGATGCCAGAGCCGCATATTCTCGTGCTCGTTGGATGGGGCCGGGGAGAGGCTGGGTCGATCCTGTGGCAGAGAAAAAAGGTGCAATCCTTGGTCTGGATGCTGGCCTTTCAACTCTGGAAATTGAAGTTGGTGAAAACGTTGGTGAAGACTGGGAAGAAGTTCTCGATCAGCGTCAAAGAGAAATCGAATCCTGCCTTAAACGTGGACTTCCATTGCCTAGCTGGGCACAGGCTGACCAGTTTGCTAGTCAGACAATTACCGATCCGGAGGAAAAGTGAATCTACCTCATTTGGCCCAGCGGCTATTTAATACCCCGCTGGCCTTACACCCGAATAAAGCCGAAGTCATTATGGCTGCCGTTATGGACCGCTTTGGTATTTCTCGGGTTGAATCATCCATGGCAATGATCGACGAGGATAGTTACGGATATGACGATAACCGGGGCCGGGAAACCAAACGTGACCCCGGTTATGACAACGTAGCTGGCGTGGCTGTTATCTCAATTACTGGAACGTTGGTGCAAAAATTAGGCTGTCTGCGCCCATACAGCGGTATGACGGGTTATGACGGAATCCGCCAGGCATTTCTAACCGCGCTGGCAGACCCGGAGGTAGATGGTATCTGTCTTGATATTGACTCACCTGGTGGTGAAGTCGCCGGGTGTTTTGACCTGGTGGACGAAATCTACAATGCCAGGGGAGAAAAGCCGATTCATGCCATTCTCACTGAGAACGCTTACTCGGCGGCCTATGCCATCGCCAGCGCAGCAGACCGAATTTCTGTTCCTCGTACCGGTGGTGTCGGCTCTGTGGGTGTTATTACGATGCATCTTGACTGGACCCAACGTATTAAAGAGGACGGTCTGAAGGTCACGATCATTACTTTCGGTAGCCGGAAGGCGGAAGGTTCACCCTATCGGGAGCTCTCTGCTGAAGCTCTGGAAGCTATCCAGCACGATATTAACGCCATGGGGGAATTGTTTGTAAACACGGTCGCCCGTAACCGGGGGATGAGTGCAAAGGTTATCAAAAATACCCAGGCGGCCTGTTATATGGCGGCTGATGGCGTAGAAATCGGACTAGCAGATGAGGTTTGCACTCCTGATGCTGCGTTCAGACATTTACTTCAAGTAACAGGAGCCTGAGATGGCGAAGAAAACTTTTAATTTTGCTCACCTGATGGGGTTTGGCAAGTCAGCATCTGAAGAGGATGAAGACAAAAAAGTCAAAAAAGCGAAGGCTCGTAAGGCAGAAGAGGACGAGCGCGACGAAGACGCTGAAGACGATGATGAGCGTGACGACGACGCGGAAGAAGATGAACGCGACGAAGACGCAGAAGACGACGATGGCGATGACGACGACCCGGATGCTGAAGAAGACGATGGCGATGATGGCAAAAAGAAAGACGGTAAAGCTGCTCGCCAGGCTCGTGCATCTGAGCGTAAACGTTGTGCCCGTATTTTCGGCAGCAAGCATGCTGCGGCTAACCCAGCGCTTGCGGCTTCACTGGCTTTTAATACTGGCATGAGTTCGGCGGCAGCAATCAGTGTCCTGGCCTCTTCAGCTCCGGCACAGCAGCAACAGTCGACCCATAAACGTTCACTTGATCAACGGATGCATGAAAATCAGGTTCGCCTGGGCCCGGATGGCGGTAAATCTTCTGCGGGGAAATCATCGCTGGTGGAGAAAATGACCGGCCTCTATAACTCTACAACAGGAGCGAAGTAATGGATCAATTTGGTCAGAACCCGTTTGCACCGGGTATGAAAAGTTCTCTATTTGTACCAGATCAACTGGTCGCAGGGCCCCTGCAACTTGTTACGGATACCGTGACAGTCACTGGCGGGGATTACAAACGTGGCACCGTCCTCGGAATGATTACGGCAAGTGGTAAATATACTGCTTGTTTAAAAACGGCCAGCGATGGCAGCGAAACACCATGCGCTATCCTGGTTGATGACGTTAATGCAGCTACCCATGGCGACCAGTCTGGTGGTGTTTACCTGATGGGTGAATTTAACCAGAACCGTATCACTATTGATGCGTCCTGGACCATTGCAGATACTAAAGCAGCACTGAGGCCGCTGGCCATTTTCCTTAAAGATAGTACCCAGGCTCCAGTTTCCTGATTTAAATCCCCTTAAACAATTTCTCTGCTTTTTTGCTTTAACCGGCAGGGGATCGCTCATTCCAAATTCCTGCCGGGTTTACCCGGCATTATCAAGAGACTGATTATGGAAAATATTTTTGATACCAGTGTGCTGGTGCAACTGGTTCCTAACCTGAAAACCAGCCAGAACTGGCTGCTTGACCGCTTCTTCCCTAATGTCGTTACTTACGAAACGGAAGAAGTAGCCATTGATGTCGATGTAGGTCTGCGCCGCATGTCACCATTTGTATCGCCGCTGGTAGAAGGCAAGTTGGTTGAATCCCGAAAATACCAGACCAATACGTTCAAACCTGCGTATATCAAAGACAAGCGAGCGCCGGACCTGCGTAAACCTATCCGCCGTCAAATCGGAGAGCGCATTGGTGGGGAATACACTGCTGCCGAGCGTGAAATGCTGAACCTGCAATTCGAGATGGCCGACCAGATTGACATGGTTAACCGCCGTCTGGAATGGATGGCATCCAGTGCACTGGTATCCGGTACCGTAACGGTTACGGGCGAAGGCTATGAAACCAAAGTGGTTAACTTCGGTCGCTCCTCTGAGTTGACCATTACTCTGAGTGGTTCGGACAAATGGCCCACTACGGTTGCTGCCGGGGCAACCAACACCCAGCCATCTGATGATATTGAAGAGTGGCAAACGCTCATTTTGAAAGAATCAGGAGCGGTTCCCACGGATTTAGTCTTCACCAATAAATCCTGGAAGGCATTCCGCCTTGATACCACGATCAAAGATAACGCTATTACATTCCCGGCGCTGAGCCCTTACGGTAATCAGATTAATGCTGGGCCACAGGCGATGAAAGGCGCGGTGTATAAAGGCCGTTGGGGTAACTTTGACCTGTGGTTATACAACGACTGGTACATTGACCCGTTGGATGGTGCTGAAAAACCGATGATCCCAGATGGTGCGGTGATTATGAGTGGTGCAGACCTGATGGGGACTCGTGCATTTGGTGTGATTCTCGATCCAGCATTCAACTATGGCCCGTTGGCGTATGCACCAAAATCCTGGGTAAAAGAAGACCCAGCCCAGCGCCTTATTCTTATGCAATCTGCACCGCTGGTAATCCCAAGTCGTGTGAACGCATCTCTCTGTGCAACGGTGGTGTGATATGTCAAAAACAACCAAACAGCCTGTCGCAGCTGAATTAAATGCTGAAGATGTTGTTAACGATCTGAATGCTGAAGGTATCAATTCGGTGGAGGTTATCGCTGCCGACGTTCTCAACGCTGGAGGCGAAAGCGCAGGCTCTGAGGGTGATGATTCTGATGAGGAAGAGAGCGCTGATCCTGAATATGTTGTCCTTACGGGAAATAGCATTCGCCATAACGGTGAAGTCTATCGTGAGAACACCATCATCCCGGTAACAGGGAAAGATGCGGAACGTCTTCTGAACGCCGGAATTATCGCTGATGTCAGCGTGTTGCGTCAGCGCGTTCTTGCTGCGAAGCCTGCGGTAACTGTCACTACGGGGTAATGCCATGGGGGTGGACTGGGATTTACATCTCTTAAGCCCGTTACATGGCATTTTTGGCGATGAGCATGAGTACCGCCCTAAAGGCGGTACCCCTTTTCTGATTAACGGAATTTTCGATCGTGGTTATGCTGCCGTGACTGAAAATCTTGACGGTGATTCAGCAATAAATACAACGAACCCGGTTCTCGGGGTACGCGATGCGGAGTTCATAAACTTAGGCAGAGCACTCCCGGTGGTATCCGATCGTGTGTTTATTAAAACCGTCGGCGGAAAGCCTGTTAATCAGTTGTTCGTCGTGATGAACGTTGAGCCAGATAGCCATGGCGGATCGAAACTTGTACTTAACGTAGCGAAACAACGATGAATGCTTCAGACATTCGAAAGATGGTGGTTCTGGCTCTGACCAACACCACAGACGCGGCTGCTCGTGTCTTTTCTCCGCGTGACTGGCCTACATCTCCGGTGGAATATCCTGCCTTACTCATCCAGACCCCTTTCGATCATAAAAAGTCGATGGGGCGAAATACGCCGTCCTTCACTACCGTGACAACTGTCCGTATTACTGGCCGGGTACAGGAGTATGACGGCGAAACGGATGATGATGGAGCAATGCGAGCTGAAGTGGCGCTGGAAGACTTGCGTGAGCAGGTAGAGCGAGCAGTCATCAACAGTTATGAACTGACCCGGAAAATACAAAAGTACGCTGAAGTTCGCTCAACAATCAATGTTGATGCAGACGGTGAGGCTCATATGGGCCAGCTGCTGTATGAAATTGATATCGAACATTACCAGGGGCCGGAAGATTTCTACCCGGTTGAAACGGTTCCCCTGGAGGGTATGGATATCACGATCGCAATGCCGGATGGCACCCCGCAACCTGGGATTAGTATCAACCTTCAGGAGTAAATCATGTTTGTAAAACCGAATAATGGGCTCAGCGTTCGCTGCCCCGTTAAGGGCAACTCTTTGCCGAAAGAAGGCGCAGAGGTTCCGGATAATACCTTCTGGCGTCGCCGTCTGAGTGATGGTGATGTGACTGTAGCGAAACAGAAAGCCGCTGCAAAAGGTGATTCACATAAAAATGAGGGAGATACTGAATGACTGTTCCATTCGCTCGTGTTCCCGATAATCTGCGGGTCGGGCTGTTTTTCGTTGAGTTTGATAACTCAATGGCGAATAACGCCACAGCTACGCAGCGCACTTTACTGATCGGTGGGATGCTTCCTTCCGGCTCCGCTACAGCTGGTATTCCTGAACGTGCTTCCTCTCCTGATACTGTCGGTGATCTTGCCGGGAAGGGTAGTATCCTTCATGCGATGATGACGGCGTATCAGAAAAACGATACCGCCGCAGAAGTCTGGATTTTGCCACTGGAAGAAGACCCTGACTCGATGACCGTTGCAACGGGTTCGATCAAGGTCACCAGTGCACCAACGGCAACCGGTGTTATTTCACTGTACATCGCTGGTGAGCGAATTCAGCTTACCGTTGTGGCAACGGACACCGTTGCTTCGATTGCCACGGCTCTGGCTGCTGCAATTAACGCTAAAAGCATCCTTCCAGTAACAGCCAGCGCGACGACCGATACCATAACACTGACGGCTAAAAACCTCGGTTTGGTTGGTAATGGTATTGATGTTCGCCTGAATTATCTCGGCCTTCCCGGTGATGAGTGTACGCCTGCAGGTCTGGAATTGACGATCACTGCTATGCATGACGGTGCTGGAGCTCCTGATCTAACTGGAGCGCTAGCAAACCTTCAAGACCGCACGTTTGACTTCATTGTTAATCCATATGACGACACGAGTTCTCTGGATGCGATGAAAGAGTTCTTATCCGATATCAGCGGTCGTTGGGCGTGGGATAAACAACTCTACGGCCATTCTTTCGGTACTACTGCCGGGACCTATGCTCAGTTGGGCACAAAAGGAGAGGTGCGTAACAACCAGCACGAAACCCTGATGGGCGTGAACAAATCACCATCACCAACCTGGTTATGGTCTGCCGGGTATACAGGCGCTGCGGCGGTCAGCTTGCGTAATGATCCGGGCCGTCCTGTTCAATCGCTGGCTATTTTGGGTGTGCTGGCTCCGGCATTACAGGATCGCTTTGAACTGACTGAGCGTAACAACCTGCTATACAGCGGCATTTCTACGTTCACGGTCGATGACGACGGTACTGTTCGCATTGAAAACCTGATCACTACATATCAGAAAAATGCATACGGCGATGCGGATGATAGCTATCTGGAAGTAGAAACACTCTTCAGCCTGATGTTTGTCACCCGTTACCTTCGAACCGCAGTAACCAGCAAGTTTGGACGAATGAAGCTTGCGGCTGATGGTACCCGCTTTGCTCCTGGTGCTGCGATTGTTACCCCGAACATTATCAAAGCTGATCAGATCGCCGAATACGGAAAGCTGGTGTGGAACGGGTATGCACAAGACAAAGAGGCATTTGCTAAAAACATTATTGTTGAGCAGAACGCCAAAAACCCTAACCGCGTTGATGTGTTGTGGCCGGGAACGCTCATTAACCAGCTTCGCGTTTTCGCGTTACTCAACCAGTTCCGCACTCGCGCTGAATCAACAGGAGCTTAAACGATGGCAGGTGATACTTCTAACCGCCTGGCGGGGACCGCGTATGTCACCGTTAATGGTGTGACGGTGATGGTGGAGGGCTCCTTTAAATATCAGGTGTCTAAGGTAAACCGCACGACCTTAACTGGGATGGATGGTGTTCATGGGTATAAAGAAAAGCCTGTAGCACCTTACATTTCAGCCCGTTTACGTGATAGCGGCGGCACTAACGTCCAGGGTTTTAGCGAACAAACCAACGTCAACATCGTTGCCGAACTGGCAAATGGTAAAACGATTATTGGTGAAGGGCTCTGGACGGTAAACGTTCAGGAAGTGGAAAGCGAAGATGCAGTGTTTGATGTTCGCTGGGAAGGCCGGGAAGTAACGGAGAACTGATATGGCTGAATTAGAACGTGTAAAAATTATCCCTCTCGTGAAGCCTCTTGAGGATACGACGAAAAAAATGACTTACCCGGAGCTTGAACTTAAAGCACCGACTCTCAGTCAGGCCGAACAGTTTTACGAAAAGCAGGCTGCATCTACGTCCCTCGCAGCTATGCGTTTGCTCATTGCGCTCGTAACAGATACGCGAGAAATCGTTCTGCAGCCAATGGACTTCATTGATTTTCGCAAGTGTGAGGAGTATTTGCTTAGTTTTTTGACCTGGAAGGCCTGACAGCCTGGCAGGAAGCGGCAGCTGATGTCACGTATTACTTCCGCTGGACAGAGGACAGGGCGTGGGGAATGACCCGCGCCCGATTGAAATGGTGGGTAGCCCAGGCAGCCCGAATCAACAAACTCAGGAACTCTGAAGACGATGAGTAATGTCTTTGATTTTGAGCTGGTGGCTAATGATCAGGTCAGTGATGTTATTGACCGTATTAATGAAGCTATCCGGGGTCTTGAACCTAAGCTTGATAAAACTAAAGAAGGGCTTCAGTTAGGTGGACAGGAGACAGTTGACGGGCTGAATGGCTTTATTTCACGTTTTGAAAATTTGTCCAAAAGTGCTAGGGATAACGTACAGTTTATCGGGGATATGGTCCCTCCCTTGAAAATGGTAGGGGAGCTATCTGGTGAACTCGGCTCACTAGGTATTGTTGGTGCTGCCGGGTACGGTCTCAAACAAGTTGCCTATGGCTTTCGCGAAGCGTCTAGGGAGGCATATAACCTGGACGTTTCATCAAAAAATGCTGGTATGCGTGTAGACGACTATTCTCGTCTTGCTGGAGCTATGCGCATCCTCGGTGCTGATAGTGAAAGCGCAAATGCTTCTATTGATGGCATGGCTAAGACACTGAAAGAAGCAGCCAGTGGCGCTAATGGTCAGGTGCTCGGTGCTCTCGCACAAATTGGTGTCCAGATACAGAAAAACAATGATGGTTCTGTTGATACGCTAAAAACGTTACAGGAAATCGCGCGTGTCTTTCCTACGTTGCGCCCTGAACAGCAGAAGTCAGTTGCAGATGCTCTTGGACTGACTCCTGAAATGTTGGCACTAATGCGTGAAGGTGAGCGCATGAAAAGTCTGCTGGCAAAATCTGATGAGTTTGGCCTGACAATCGACCCTGAACTAAACCAGCAGCTTGGCGATATCAATGGGACGATGAATGAACTCAGCGCTTCCTGGGATGGTTTGTGGCAACGTTCTAAGAATAAATCACTGACAGCCTTACTCTCTGACGGGTCAGTAAAAGACGGTTTGGAGGGGGTAACCGATCTTTTCACCAACGGTGATTTTACTGGCTTGTCGCATGCACTGGGATTTGTCAGTAGCGATAATGCGAAAAAGCTGCGGCGTATCCAGGGGGATAAGGAACTTTACAACAGTCTCTCGCGGCGTGAACGTGGGGCTGTGGATGGCGGTTTTTACACGGACGCTGTCAGCAAACGTTACGATGCTAAATATCGACCTGGTGATTTAGCTGAACAATTGAATAGTGATTTGGCCGCAATAAATCGTCCTGGTATTGGTGGGAATAATAATGTTCCATACAATCAAGGTGGGCAGTATGACTCCATTTTCAGCTCTGCTGGAAAACAATGGAATGTTGACCCTCGTCTGCTTAAAGCGATTATGAAGCAAGAATCAAGTGGTAATCCGTATGCCGTGAGCAGCGCCGATGCTCGCGGTTTAATGCAGATTATGCCATCAAATTTCAAAGCTACAGGTGTAACAGATTGGACGGACCCTCAGCAGAATATTATGGCTGGTGCTCAGATTTTGTCTGAGAACTTACAAAGATCGGGTGGTAACGTACCTCTTGCACTTCGTTACTATAATGGCGGTTATGATACTAGACGATGGGGAAGACAGAACCAGGCTTACCCCGGTGCTGTGCTTGCACACTATCAGAGTATTATTAACAGTGAATCTAAAAATGATGGTGGTATATCCGATGCTGGAATCTATCCTCCGTCAACAGGTGGTGCTGACGGTGGCGGGTCCATCATTACTGCAAAAAATAGTGGAAACGGGCAGATGGCGGACAACCTGGCTCGTTCTCTGAAAGAGGCTATGTCTGACCAGAAAGTAAAATTGGAGATTACCCTGGTAAACGATAAGGGAGAGAAAAAAAGTTACAATGTAGGTAACAATGGTAGGATAACCACCCCAATGAACTATTAGCTGTACCCATTAAAAAATGGTTTCTGATGACAAAATTGGCCAGGAGAGGCACACTTCTAAACCGTCAGTAGCGTTTCTGATTTTATATAAACATATAGGCTGGTGGATAATGAGTGTTTATCAAGGGTTGATTGCTTTGTTGGTCGTCTTCTTCATTTCCCTTTTTATATCTTTTGGGAAAGAAATAAGTAAGAAAAGGACGATTTCAAGATTCATCACGGTTATTTCCTCTGTGATATTAGTTGTCTTGTTTTTCTCTCTGCGTAGTGAGTTGTCTGAAATAGATAAGTGTAAGATTGAATATCAAGGTTTTTACACGAATAATGCACTATGCTACGGGAATGTTAATGTCACACATAACTACTTAGAGACGAGTGGTATAAATGTTGTTGGCATTATGAATACATCTCCAGATTCCGCCGTCATAAAAACGGAAGATGGACGAACGCTGATTGTTACAAAGTCACCAGGAGGATTCGCGGTGCATCAGTAATGGTCTAACAAATTAATACAAAGCCGCCATTATTGGCGGTTTTTTTATTTGGAGGTCTGATGCCAATTATTCAGGATGCTATTACCTCTCTTATGGGCGGCGGTGCGAGTGATGACTGGCAAAGTCAGCTGCAGCCAAGCTCTTTCAGGGGTATCCCTTTTGCAGTTGTTAATGAAGAAGGGAGCCATGGCCGTCGCCAGGCTATACACGAATACCCATACCGCGACACAGCATGGATAGAAGACCTTGGGCGAGGCACTAGACGGTTCGTTATCCGTGGTTTTCTGATTCAAAATAGTTTGGTTTACGGCGGTGGTGATGTGATCACCCAGCGCCAATCACTCATAGCCGCTTGTGAAGAAAAGGGAAGCGGTACCCTGGTCCATCCAATCCTTGGCGAATTAACTGTATCTGTTCCTGAAAATGGTTTTCGTATTACCGGATCAATGGAAAGTGGTAGGGCATTTGAATTTACCCTTATGGTGATTGAGTCAGGTGCAAAGGTTTTTGCCATCACAGATGGAACCGCAGCTGGCGACACTGTAAAAACAAATTATCTAAAAATGGTTACTACGGCTGTGGCTAGTACACTTGCCCGGATAAAAGGTGAAATTCGCGGTGTAACGCAGGCAATTAATACCATTAAAGGGACCGTTACTTTTTGGACGTCCATGGTCGACAGCACTGTGAGTGAAGTGACCAACGTCAGCAATATCCTGAAATCCACTTTTGGCAATACTAAATACGGCAGGTATAGCAAAGGCTCTATTGGTGGGAGCTCTTCATCTATCGGCGGTACATCATCCACCGCTGATGTCGATGACGAACAGGCATTAACTGATTTGGTTACTGCGCAGTCAATCATGGACCGTAAAAATATAACGGATACTGTTGGTGAGTTGAACAACTCATCCACTGCAGATGAATTTGTTCAGGGAGTTGCTGATGTTGTTAACTCCATTCTGAACAGCGCTGGTAGTGTGAATGACAGGATTTCGGCACTGGAGAAACTCGCTAATTCCACAAGTACTGAATATCAGCAATCTGATAGCAGTAAAGCAATATCCGCGACCATCAATACGTTGATTATTGTGTTGTGTACTGGAGCAATGACAAGCTCAGCCGCCGATGCAAACCCGACTAGTCGTGATGAGGCTGAACATTTAGCGCAGCGTGTTTCTCAGCAGTTGGACGAAGCATTGGTAGTGGTTGGCGATCGTGCAGATGATGAATTATATAACGCTCTGCTGAGTATCAGGACCGCTTTTATTTCGACAATTATGGAACGCTCATCGGGATTAAGTGATTTGATGTCGGTGACAATGACGCAGCCTATACCCGCACTTACCCTAGCAAACCGCTTATATCAGGATGCCTCTCGTGCCGATGAGTTAATTCAGGAGGCGCGCATTCCGCATCCGGCATTTATGCCGCTTACGATGAAGGTGCTGAGGCAATGAGAACAGACAATGATCAGGATGTCGTTTCACTTACGGTTGGCGGCAAAATCATTGAGGGCTGGGATTCCGTTCGAGTAACAAGGGGAATAGAGCGTTTTCCTTCTGATTTCGATCTGGGCCTGATGGATTATTACCCAGGCAGTGACAATAAGCAGCTGGTTGAAGAAGGCATGCCTTGTAGCGTTACCATAGGCGATGATCTGACAGTTACCGGCTATGTTGATGACTGGGAGCCAGCAATATCACGCTCTCGCCATGAAGTAAGAGCCACTGGTCGTAGTAAGTGTCAGGACCTTGTCGATTGTTCAGCTGAGTGGCCCAATAACGTTATTAATACCAGCAATGCTCTTGAGATTGCTCAGCGCCTGTCATCGTACTATGACATTGATGTTTCGACTGATATCGATGATTTAATTAAGGTCCCTCAATTCACTATTAACTGGGGCGAATCACCGCAGGAGATCATTGAAAGGGTTGCCCGGTGGTCAGCATTGCTTTACTACGACCAACCCGATGGAAATTTGTTACTCACTCGTGTGGGTACTCGGCGGGCTGCCAGTGGTGTTGCAGAAGGCGTGAACGTTGAACAGGCATATTATCGCAGGTCAATGGCTGATCGGTTCTCTGACTACGTTGGTGTTTCTATGGGGATATCACCAATCGCCGGGTTTTCACCTGATACAGCTTATGACGCGGTAACACTGGCTACAGCAAGGGACCCTGAAGCCGCGAGAATGCGTTATAGAAAGCATATTTCCATTATCGAAAGCACGTTGATGGCTTCTCATCAAGCACAGCAAGCTATTGACTGGGAAATGAACCGCCGATATGGGCGATCAAAACAATTATCCGTAACTATCGATTCCTGGCGAGATAAAGATGGAAAGCTCTGGGAACCAAACACTCTGATCCCGGTTGACCTTCCGACACTACAGCTTCCTGATACTGAATTACTCATTGCTGAAGTGACTTATATGCGAGACGACAATGGCACACATGCGCGTTTAGCGCTGATGCCACCGGAAGCTTTCGCTATCCAGCCTTATGCCTTTTATCAGCAGATTCCAGGACTAAATACATGAACCAGAATTTGAAAAAAGCAGCCGTGCGGATTGCAGGGATACTGGGGATTGGTCGGATCACATCTCAGAAAGACGGTGGGGAAATTCAAAGCGCTCAATATCAAACCCCATTGGAGGTTGCCAGTGCGCCTCGGATGGCTGATTTCGGGTTTTCATCAGGGCTTCCAGTAGGCACTGATGTGGTTATTGCTTTCCTTGGTGGGGATCGCTCCAGCCCAGTAATCATCGCATCAAACCATCAGGGATATAGACGAACCGGTCTGAATGCGGGGGAAACAGTCATCTATAACCAGTGGGGTTTGGAAGTGTTGCTTACTGAAAACGGCGTTTTTATTGATGCGAAAGGGAAAAACGTTGAAGTAAATAACGCAACCAACGTCACCATAAACGCCAGCGAGGGAGTCCTGGCAAAAACCCCGGTTTTAAAGTGTACCGGAGACATTATTGATAACTGTGAGAGTAACACACGAACGCTTAAAGAACTCCGCGAAGCTCACAATGACCATGACCATGTAGTTAAAGGTATTCAGAAGGGCGACGACGAAGCCACCAGTGAGAAAACAGAGGAGCAGGTTCAATGAGTGATTTTGCTTCCTTCTGGAACGTGGATGAAATGATTGCCGACTGGCAGGAAGGCGCGGGGATGTTATCTACCGATCATGACCTCCAAACGGTGATTTTGATCAGCCTTTTTACCGATCGCCTGGCACGTTCTGATGATGATTATGGGGATAGCGACCGTCGTGGGTGGTGGGGTGACACAGGTGAAGATCAGCAACTTGGTTCACGGCTTTGGTTATTGCGCAGGGAAAAACTGACGACCAATGTGGCAATAAAAGCTGAAACATACGCGCTGGAAGCTCTTAAATGGCTGAAAGATGATGGGGTTGTAAGTGACGTTATCCCAGTAGGCCAAATCGTTATGCCAAATCGCTTGAACCTTATTATCCGGTATTTATCGCCGGGGAAAGACTGGCAGGAAAGCAGGTTCTACTGGATATGGGAGAAACTTTAAAATGCCGTTTAAGCGAAAGACTCTGAGCGAATTACGAGAAGAAAACCGTAATTTTCTTCAGGCTGAACTAGAGAACGTAGGCTCTCTTCTTCGTTTTGCCAACCTTAAGGTTGTTGCTGATATGGATGCGGGGATGGCACACCTGCACTATGGCTACCTTGATTATATGGCGCTTCAGTCCAATCCTTTCACGGCAACGGATGAAAGTCTGGCTGGATGGATGGCCTTAAAACGCGTCTATAGGAAACCCGCCAGCGCAGCTAAATCAAAAGATGTGAAAGCGGTCGGGGCCGCAAACCGTATTATTCCAGCCGGAACGATTTTGAACAGGGGGGACGGATATCAGTATACGGTTGATGCGGAGATCAAAATTCAATATAGCGGGGAAGGGCATGGAGGAATAACCGCTGTTTTACCGGATGTCACTGATGATGTTACTGGAGGCGGCGCGATCGGCAATGCCGATGCAGGAACGGTTCTCACGCTTGATGTAAACATTGCGGGAGTTGAGTCTCAATTAACTCTAATTGAAGCAGCTACAGGTGGCGCTGATATCGAAGATGAAGAGGCTTTCCGGAGTCGTGGCCTGCTTTCATGGCAAGAGCCTCCTCAGGGGGGAAGTGATACCGATTATAAAAAATGGGCTTTGGAGGTCTCTGGAGTCACCCGAGCCTGGGTAAAGCGTAGGCTTAATGGTGCAGGCACGGTTGGTGTTTACATTATGTGTGACGGTAATCTTAATGACGGCTTTCCTGTTGGAACTGATGGGATATCACAGCTTGAGAATTGGGGGGCTGTAAAGGCATCCGGTGATCAGTTGTCTGTCGCCGACCATATTTATCCGCTCCAGACTGATACTGCAATTATTTTTGTTTGTTCTCCTATCAGAAAGATCATTGATTTTGAAATAGCAGGTATAACGGATGCTGATAACACTGTTGTCAGTAATATTAAAAGCGCTTTAACGACTCTATTTTTTGATGAGGCCAATCCGGATGGGACCGGGAAAATTGACCTGTCCGATATCAATAAAAGCATCAGTAATGTAGACGGAACGAAGGGATATATTCTTAATAGTCCGTCATCAAACATCACTTTTAGTGTTGGTGAAATTCCGCTGCTAGGTGAGGTGGATTTCGTATGAGCCTTTACTCACAAAATGATTATGCTTCCGCACTTGGTGCTTTATTACCACGGGGACGCGCATGGCCTCGTGCACCTGATACTGTGCAGGCAGCAGTATTACGGGCTTTAGGGCGCTCATACCAGCGATCTGATAACGACGCGGATAATCTTATTAAAGGAGCATTTCCACCAACCGCGACAAGCATGCTCTCTGAATGGGAAAGTACGCTGGGATTGCCTGATGATTGTGCTATTGGCGAAATCGGTGGTATCAGCGATAGGCAGCGTTCTGTTGTATCCAAGCTGATTAGCAATGGTGGCCTGAATCGAGACTATTACATTCGGGTTGCTGCCGCGCTCGGTTATACCATTACGATTACTCAGTTTCGACCAGCTATGAGTGGAATGTCAGCATGTGGTGATGCACTGAATGGTGATGAATGGCCTTTTACCTGGAGAATTAACGCTCCAGAGACAACTATTAAATACACTTTGTCCGGAGCCTCATACTGTGGTGATCCACTAGCATCATGGGGAAATAAACAACTTGAATGTGCAATAAATAATATTGCGCCATCACACCTGAATATTATCTTCAGTTATTCATAGCTTATCTATTTTTTAAATATTATCACTTTACTTAGTGAGGATTGCTCATGCTCAGAATCGGGCAGGTTGAATCGTCTTCTACGGTCGACGGGAAATATACAGATGGTAATGTTGCTGGTGGTATTGCTGCAACACGACTACGCGCTGCTGCTTTTAATGCTATGCAGGAGGAACTGGCACATATTGTTGAATCGACAGGTGTAGCGCTTGATGTTGACGATACGACACAGGTTCTTGTCGCGCTTCAGAAAATATTTGCTGGAAATAGTGATTCTTTGGGCGCTCTTGCTGCCTTGGTTGGCGCTGCTAACAAACTCCCTTATTTCACTGGCCCTAAAGCTGCGGCCTTAGCTGACCTTACCGCTTTTGCCCGTGAAATCCTGGCGCAAACTGATGCTGCTGGCGTTCTCTCAAAGCTTGGTTTGGGAAATACGAAGTATGGAGCACCACTCATAGGTCAGTTAGTCGAATGGCCTTTGCAGCAAATGCCTCACGAAATCTGGCCCGATATGGGACAGGAGTATATCCCGTATATGGCTCAGTCCTTCGACCCGGTTAAATACCCGCTATTGTCTCAACTTCATCCTACAAACGTATTGCCTGCTGATATGCGAGGGTATGGAGTGCGCGGGTGGGATAAAGCTCGCGGCGTTGATACTGGACGCGCATTGATGTCAGCTCAGAGCAGTGGTGCGCCAAACCTGACAGGAACGGTTAGTAACATGGCGAATATTCTTGGGATTGGCACAAATGGGCACGCACTATACGCGGTGAGCTCAGGGTCCTCGTCTACCCTTAAGGCTGGCACAGATAGCGGAACCTATCACATTATGCTCGATGCATCAAAGGAGAGCACTGAGTACCAGGCGATTACTGAAGTTCGTGTTAAGAACGTGGCGTGGAATATGATTGTGAGGGCGAAATAGTGACGAATTTATTCGATGTAAACGGGAACGCCACAGAAACGCATACAGTGATGGTGAGCGGCTTTGAGCCAGGTACTGGCGAGCTTATTGCTACGTATGATGTGCGTATCCTTGTTGGTACGGGTATTCCCGGTTTTTCAACGATGACGCTTGCGCCAATCGCTGACGATGGGTATGCAGTATGCTGGGATGGTTCAGCATGGGCTCAGGTTGAAGACCTTCGTGGTAAAACGGCCTATAAGAAAAGCGACCGCTCGACAGAAACCGTTCGCACGCTAGGGCCTCTTGATGATGCCTATACTCTCCTGCCTCCATCGACACCCTACGACAAATGGGATGGTTCTGAGTGGGTGACGGATGCAGACGCTCAGCATGCGGATGACGTTGCTTCAGCAGAACAGAAAAAATCACAACTACTCGCTGAGGCAGCCGAAGAGATTGCATGGCGAAAGTATGCTGTCGATAAAGGGATTGCCACTGCTGAAGAAGAATCAGAACTTGATGCCTGGGAGATGTACCGGGTGCAGTTGATGCGTATCAAAACAAATACCGCACCGAACATTGAATGGCCTCCATTACCCACCACATAAATTCATTTGTAATATAATAACACTTGACTAGCTAGGTTTTTTCTTAGACGATTACGCCAAAAAATAGGTGCAAGCGTGAAAAAGATTAACCAAATCCAGTTTTTGAGAGCTATGGCCGCGATATTCGTGGCCATATCCCATGTATGGGGTATCAATGGGATTATCGGCAAGCCTTTGGGATTTGACTATATAGGAGGGTTTGGTGTAGATATATTCTTTGTTATTAGTGGGTTTATTATGTGTTACACCACTAAGGATATATTCACAAACCCTAGAGCCGAAGCTATATCATTCATGGCTAAAAGGGTGTTAAGGATATACCCCATTTATTTAATAGTAGCTACGCCAGCAGTTATTTATCTAATGATTCAATTTCATGCAGCCGGCGGAGAAATATCATTTTATGATGTGATAGGTAATATCCTTCTGCTTCCTACATTTACACAAGATCCAGATTACCATATGTATTTTTACGTAGCATGGTCGCTTTGCTATGAAATGATGTTTTATATTATGTTCTCTGCCCTGATGTTTTTGTGTAAGAGCAAGAAAACATTGATTTTCTATATGATAGCCATCATGTTTGGAATGGTATCTATAGTAAACCTACTTGGGCTTCAAGGGAAAATGCTTGGGTGGGTTAACCTAACTTATATGATTGGCGATAGCCTGATGATAAATTTTGCATTAGGATGTGTCATTTATATTATATTTTCAAAATTTAATCGCTATTACGTAAGTCCTTTAGTAGCATTAACAATAATCTCATTAGCTGTAATATGTGGGATTATTCTCGCCCAGCATCAGCATTGTAGGTTGTTAAGGTTTGGCATTCCTTCATTCATAATTGTTATGGTAGCACTATATACAAGAACAGAGGGTGTGAATGCAGGCTTTCTATCAAAAACAGGTTTATATTTAGGTAATGCATCATATAGCATATATCTCATTCATCTTTACATTGTTTTCATTTCTGGATGGGTTTATTCTGTTTCACCTCTACCAAATGATGTAACTGGTGCGATCATGAGCGTTGTCGCCATTTCTCTGGGTTGCGTATTTTATACAGCGATTGAGAGGCCAATAAACAAATCAATTCATGCGAAGGTTTATAGTGGTACAAAGGGTATAACCATATAATAGATTGCCCAGACTTTCGCACTGATGGAGTCCTAGTGATATCGACCGCTAGTTGATAAACATAAATTGCTCCTCCCCATTAGCCCTGATAGCTAAGGTCTGCATACCTTTTTTCTGGAGTGGGGAGGGGCTCTTCAGATTTTGTAAAATAGATCCTGATACCAGAAATAATCATGTTATCCATCATTCAGCAACCAGCCAGAATTCGGCCTCTTCGAACATCTCCTGAACAGCTTTACTGATCTGCTCTTTCTCGTGCTTACTGGCATCTGTATTGATCGCCGGCAGCGTCATCATCGGCTTAACCCGGATATCTGCTTCGGGGAAGATGCGGTGTACCCTCTTGCTCAATTCACCC